CGCAGATTCCATTGGGATCAAGATGCTCGACTGGCAGAAGTGGGTCACAATCGAAGCCGGAAAATACAAAGCCGACGGCCGGCCAGCTCATCCATTGGTCTGCGTTGTCGTAGCTCGACAGAATGGCAAGACGACTCTCATGAAGTCTCAGATCTTGGCGAATCTTTTTCTCTATCAAAAGAAGTTACAGATCGGCACAGCTCACCGGCTCACGACGTCGCTTGAAACATTCCGCGATCTAGTGAACATCATCGAAGAGAATGACGAGCTTGCGCGAAAGGTAAAACGCATTCGATGGGCTCATGGATCAGAAGAGATTGAACTTCTGCCCGAACATGGCGGCGGCCGCTACATGGTCAAAGCTGGAGCATCGGCAGCGCGTGGTATTTCAAAGCCAGAGCTCGTCCACATCGATGAGACTCGCGAGCTGAAGGATGAATCCACGTGGGCATCGCTTCGATACACGATGATGGCCGCAGAAGCGCCGCAGCTTTGGACGTATTCGAATGCCGGTGATCAACATTCGGTCATTCTCAACCAACTTCGCGAGCGCGGCATGGTCGCAGCTGCCGGCGGAGCAGATGACATTCTTTACGCCGAATGGTCTTCTCACACGGACGACATTGCTAACGTGGACGGATGGCGTCAAAGTAATCCATCGCTCGGCCACACGATCCACATCGACAATCTCAAAGCTGTGCTTAATGATCCACCGGACGTCGTTCGCACAGAAGTGCTGTGCAGATGGGTCGCCACAATATCCAGCGCTATTCCATCGCAAGAATGGAATGAGTGCTCGGATGAGACCATCGATCTAGATCCGGAGAAGCAGACATGGATGGCAATCGATTGCGCACCGGATAGACGTGCCGCAGCTCTGGTCGCTGCACAGAAGATCGGTGATGACAAATTCTTCGTCAAACTTCTGCACACTTGGCAGAATCCAATCAATCTCGACGATCTAGCTGTGGCCAATGACATCGCGCCATATACGCGGATGTATCCGACGGAGTGCGTGGCCTACTCAAAGAGAACTTCGTCAGCTGTGGCCGCAAGACTCCAGCCAGCCGGAATCCGGATCGTGGCCATCGATGGGAGTGAGTATTCACAAAGTTGCGACGAACTTCTCGGCAGTGTGACGTCAAAGAGATTCATTCACAGGAATCAGGCAGAATTATCCAAGCAGATTCTATCAGCGACTAGATTAAATTATGGAGACGGCGGCTGGGTCATTGGTCGCAGAGCTTCGCAAGCTACAGTCTGCGCAGCTGTAGGAGCTGCACTGGTCACGCACTTCGCGACACGACCAGAGACGGATCTTGACATCATGGTCGGCTAGGTGTACCGCGTGACTTAGAATTCACGCATGGGATTATTCGACAAATTCGCATCAGTAAAATCCGACGCGCCTAAAACATCCAGCAATGTAGAAGCTGCAAGCATCGCTCCATATTATTCCGAAACATCTTCAATCTTTTTCTCAGGATTTACGCAAGCAACTCGCGCCGAAGCGATGAGTGTGCCAACTATTGCGCGCTCGCTTTCAGTCATGCAGACAATTGCTTCGCTTCCTATGCAGACACGCAACATCGCAACCGGCGAAAAAGTTGCACAACCGCGCGTCATCAACCAACCAGATCCACGAATTCCCGGAGTCGTATTCTGGAGCTGGATGATTTCAGATCTCTTCTTCCATCCGTATGCGTTCGCTCGCGTCATGGAAAGATATGCAGACACAGGAAAAATTCGCGCGATGGAAAGAATTGCACCGGAGCGCGTAACGATTACAACTAATGGAATGGGATATGAAGTCAATTTCTATTCCGTCGATGGACAATACATCGATCCAAACGATTTAGTAGTCTTCGCCGGAAATGATGAAGGGCTACTCTCAAGAGCTGGCCGCACTATACGCGCAGCTGCGGCGCTCGAAAAGGCGGCGATGGATTTCGCGGTCGATCCAATTCCACAGATGATTCTCAAATCAAATGGCACATCTTTGCCAGCTGATCGCGTTGCAAAATTGCTTTCAGCATTCGGAGCACGTCGCAAGAAGTCCGTCGTGTATCTCAATGCAGATGTATCAATGGAGACAATGGGCTTCGATCCTAAATCCATCCAACTCAATGAAGGGCGCAACTACGTTTCGCTCGAATTGAGCAGGGCGTGTGGAATTCCGGCCTACTTCACAGACTCGCAACAATCGAGCTTCACGTACTCCAACGCCTTAGACAAAAGGCGCGATCTCGTCGATTTTGCTTTCAGAAATTACATGTCAATCCTTGAGCAACGAATGAGTTTCCAAGATTTCACATCACTCGGCAACGAAGTGAAATTCGATCTTGACGACTTCTTGCGTGGTAATCCACACGAGCGCGCGCAAGTGTACGAAATACTCAACAGAATTGGCGCGATGAGCGTCGATGAAATAAGAGAAGAAGAGGATATGCTGCTATGAAGCTAACTACACCAATGACAATCACGGCGGCAGATTCGGACACTCGAATCATTAGCGGTCGCATCGTTGCATTCGAAGAGCCAGCCAACGCATCGACTGGCAAAGTCGTATTTGCAAAAGGATCAATCAAACCAGCTCCAGTCAAGCTCAATCTCGAACACGATCGCACTCGTCCAATCGGTAAGACTCTGGACATGACTCTCAATGAGAATTCAATCGATGCAAGCTTCAAAATTTCAAATACCACAGCCGGATCTGACGCTATCGCTGAAGCGATGGACGGATTGCGTGATGGATTCTCCATCGAATTAGCCGTGGATGATTACGTCATGGAAAAAGACGGCACTATGCGCGTGCTCATGGGCGAGCTCACCGGCGTCGCACTTGTCACAGAGCCGGCCGTACGGTCAGCGCGAGTCTCAGACGTCGCCGCAAATACTGAAGAAGACGAAGAAGATGAAGAAGACGAAGAAGAAGAATACAAAGAGAATTCTGATTCCACCGTGGAGTCGGATGTAATACCAACAGAAGGAGACGAAGTGGAAAACACCGTCACAGACGCTTCAGCCGTGGAGACGGTAGAAGCCGCTCAGTCAGTAACAGCGACAAGCAAGCCAGTCGCATACACAAAGCCACGCATCGAGATCAGCACATCACGCTATCTTGAAAACAAGATCAAAGCATCAATGGGAGACGAAGATGCTCGTCAGTACGTTCTCGCAGCTGACAACACCACTGACAATGCTGGTCTCGTGCCAACACGTCAGCTCGCTGAAGTTGTGAACGGACTTTCTACAACAATCCGTCCATCGATTGATGCAATTTCACGCGGTACTCTTCCAGATGCCGGCATGACTTTCGAAATTCCAAAAATCACACAAGCTCCGGCGGTCGGCGTGGTCGCAGAAGATGCAGCGTTCACAGATACCGATCAAAATTCTGCATTCATCTCAGTGAGTGTGCAGAAGTTTGCCGGTCAGCAGAAATTCTCAGTAGAACTTCTGACAAGAACATCGCCGCAATTCTATGACGAGCTTCTCCGCAATATGGTCGCAGCCATGGCGAAGCAACAGAATTCAACAGTAAATGCAGCACTTATTTCAGGCGCATCACTCGATGCGACAACAGTGGCAACATATCCAACAGCTGCTGAATTGCTTGGAATCGTCGGTCGCGGTGCAGCAAGCGTTTATGGTGCAACCGCTGGTCTTCCAAATCCATTCGCTCGCAACTTGATTGCATCGACTGGACAATGGAGCAATTTGATGACACTAAACGACGCTGGGCGTCCAATTTATTCACAGGTAACAAATCCAATGAATCAAGCTGGTGTGGCAGTGCCAACAAGCTTGACAGGAAATGTCGCCGGATTGAATTTATACGTCGATCCAACAAACGGCGGAGATGGCGATGGCACACTGCTCATCGTGAATCCAGATGCGTACACATGGTACGAGGGAACAAATTACCAACTACGCGCAGAATCAACAGCTGACGGATCAATCACCGTGGGCGTCTATTCATTCGGAGCGATTGCGACAAAGATTGCCGCAGGAGCTTTCAAGAATAATAAGGCTTAATCGCCACAAACTAATCATCGACCGTCGTCGCTCCCGAAGGCGGTCGAGCAGTAGAAAGGGAAGAGCTCATGCCAACAATCATTACAGCCGCACAGCTGCGATCCGTCCTAGGCGTGAGCTCTTCTCTCTACTCTGATGCTTATCTGGAGCAGATTATCGATTCAGCGGAGAATGTAATTCTGCCGCTATTGACTCAAAATCAAGTCGCAGTCGATGAATATAAACTTGACGCAAATGTGGCTTACTTCTACACATCACGTCCACACAATTTTGTCGCTGGTCAATCGGTCGTCGTGGCCGGACTTCCAGCACCATTCGCAGCAACTCACACAGTGGTCGCGGTGTCCGATTACTATTTCACGGCAGCCGTGACAAATGCAGACGTTACACGTCGTCCAATCATTCCAAGCGGCACAGCTACTCTCTCAGGATATTCCGCGGCTCAACTCTATGCCGCGACTCCAGCGATTGAGAGTGCGATGTATGCCGTATCTATTGAAATTTTCCAGAGCCGCACAGCTGCCGGCGGTCAGATTGAAGGCGTGGACTTTGCCGGCACTCCGTATCGCATGGGGCGCAGCTTGCTCAATCGCGTCTCAGCTTTGCTTCAGCCATATCTCGACGTTGAGACTATGGTGCAATAGTGCCAGCGTCATCAATTGCCGTCGATGTCCGTGGAGTATTAAAGACACAGCTCGCGTCGATCACAGCTAACGTCTACGACACCGTACCGGAATCGCCAATCGTGCCATTCGCGGCAGTGCTGCCATCGAATCCATATCTTGAAATCGAAGTCTTTACAAAGAACACAGTACGGACAAAGGTCAATCTCTTAATCGTGGTCGGCGTCGCGTCTTACTCCAACGCAGCTTCTCTCGACAACATCGAGCAGCTCATCATCAGCATTCTGGCCGCTTTGCCGGCTGGATACGAAATCGGCAACATCTCGAATCCGACTCCGCAGCTTC